CAACATATGTTTCTCCTTTTATAGGACGATTAGACGACCAGTCAGTGGCAGGTCTAGAGGTTGTACGTTCAATCTCTGAACTGTATCGCATCTATGGGGTACAAACTAAGGTATTGTCAGCATCTATTCGTAGTGTCCAACGTGCCGTTCGCTCTTGGTATAATGGTGCTGAGGTTGTAACGATGCCTCCTAAAATCTTTTGGCAAATGTATGATCACATCTTGACTAGAGATGGTTTGGATAAATTCCAGCAAGATTGGGATGCTGCAAAGTTAGAACTATGAGTTCCTTATTTGTTTTTGGATTTATCACATTGTTAACATTGGGAATGCATTTTACATGGCCAGTACCACATCGAGGAGGAATGAAATGAAAGTAGGAATGATTGGATTAGGACGTACTGGTGAAGGTATGTCTCGCCGTATGATTGAAAAGGGAATCGAAGTTTGGGGTTACAGTAGTACTAACTATGAGAATGCCTGCGGACAATATGAAGCAGGATATATTAGTGGATGTGTAACCTCACTAGAGTATCTTGTCCAAGCAGTTAAATCTGATGGTCTTAGATACACTAGTGCAGGTAAAGTTCCTGGTATCTTTCAGATTACACTTCCAGAAAAAAAGGTAGAAGACACACTTGATGAGTTACTACCTTTACTTGAGGAGGGTGATATTATTATTGACTATAGTAGTAATGATCTTACAAAATGTCAGGAACTACAAAAGTATTGCTCTAAGTTAGGTATATCTTATATCCACTCTGGAGTATATGGAGCACCTTATGCTATTGATATTTGCTCTAGCATTTTCCAATCACTATCACCAGGTAATGTGATCTAATGCCACATGAATTCGACCCATGCGAAGCACCTACTGATGGTGAAGTTGACAAGTGGGGGTTTACAATTAAACCCACCATCAGTGATGATGAATTGATTCTTCGATGTTTAAAGAATGCTCCATGTGGATCTGACAGAAAACAGGCAATTAAGTTAATCAAAATCTACGAGGAAAAAATTCAATGACCTTAGCACATGTCCTACTTTTCGGATCACTACCCTTTCTATGTGCCACCGCATATTTCGGGTACAGAAAGGGTGAAAATGTCTACTATGAAAGTGACAAATATGACGGAAATGGAACAGCGCATTAAGATGAGACATGCGTTTGCCATGTCATCATTTGCTAGAATGTTTACACCAAATAGAATAACATATAACATGAGATTACTCTGTAAAGAGTGGTCTGAAAATATTGAAGAACAACCACCTCAAGGTGATTTGTATAAAGTTGATCGTTACTTTTTAGAACTATGGAAAACATGGTCATTGCCTTCATAGTATTTTATTCTTCATTCGGTTTATTTCTATTCATCTTATCGGTTTTACAGGAATGATGTTACAGTTTGCTAGATTTTGTGGGACAGTATTAAACAACCCATACGGATTAGGATTCCTATCAACCATTTTAATCTTTGTCCCCATCATAGGAATGTGGGCAGTTCATAAATATCAATGGGAACATTGGGAACCTTTTGCTAAAAAACATAAATGAATCCTGTTATTTTAATTGGTTGTTTTACACCACTGGTTATTATTTTTATAGTATTAAAACTTTCTGTGTGGGTGTCTGCTGTTAATTCTGAAAGCAATTATGTTGGACAAGAATCTTCAAGAAAACGAGGACCATATGTGGACAACGCATATGCGGACGTTGATGAAGAGGAAGAAGAATATGGAGATCGCACAGATTATCGATGATTCTCTTCATCAATACTATGTTGTGGAGCAGGGAAAACCTGTTCCCAACTGGAGATATATTAAAGATTCTGATTGGTGGATTGATTATCTCGAAAGTTTAGGTATCAATCCAAAGAACCCATGAGTAAAGAACCAGATTATCAAGTAAGTTTGACAATAGAAGACATTCGTCTTTTACATCATTCGGTGCAAGAAACTATCAAATACTGGCCAGGTGCTCCTGCTAGACCTTACGAGGAACAGGAGCATTTATGGTATATGAGAGATTCTTTGTATAGAATCATGTTGGATTATAGATTTAAAGAATTATGAATTTATTACTACATCCACATGCCAATGTTGCTGATCCTGTTTGGTCAGTAATTATATGTGTATTGCTTGCGTTAGGATTGGCACTAGCATGTGTCATCAAGATATTGCAAATAGCATACGCTGAGACGGATGAAAAAGTGTCACATGGGGACTTGACTAAATAGGATAGATGGTCTATTATAGACCTGACGTTCATCCCGCTCTAGGGTGGGACGCAAGTAAGTCGCGGAACGGAGCCGTTCATCTCATGCTAGAATTTTTATTCTATTCAACACTCACCTGTCAACAAGCAGACGCAATCATTCTAAGGATGAGAGCAAACGAGAAAATCTCTGATGCTTTTAAGGTAGAGTTGATTGAGGTCATGAAGGAATCAACGCCTGATTGCTACCCATGGGACGCACACGACTGAAGGAACGGGGATTAAACCACCCTCATTACTTTAGGAGTAACACAATGAATACGCTTACTATCATCAAGCGCCAGATTCAGAAGGCATCTGCCCTTCACGATGCACAGATTACACACACTGCTTATCGTGGTGTTGAGTATAAGTGCAAGCAGACGGGTGAGGAAACTCACGGATCTTTCTGCTATCGTGGTCGCACATACGTCAAGTGATGGGTTGACAAAACCTTTTACTTCGTGTATACTATAACTTCCGTGTGAAGGAAGTGACCGGAGAGGGTTCATCCCCTCTCTTTTTTTCTCTAAATTATGTCTTATTTTACGTGTACATCTGACGCTCTCTATGATCGTCATTCATACAAGATCATCTTCAAGAACAAAAAAGCAATGAAGTTTGATGACTATACGACCATGAGAAAAACTTGGTTTGAATGGGCACAAACTAACCAACTAGATAGGGTAGAGATTTTGGATTTGTAGTATGGGAATGTTTGACACCATTAATACTTCATGTGATTTAGGACCAGGTTTTTGGAATAAGAACTTGCAAACTAAAGATCTTGATTGTATAATGTCTCTCTATTGGATCGATCCTAAGGGTCATCTATTTCAAATTGATTACTCAGGAACTGCTGACTTTGATATAAATGCAGCAGTAGGTTGGAACGTTACTCCCAACGGTAATCATGGAAAAGTAAGTCCTATCTTACTTACAAAAACCATAGAAGTATATCCTGCTAAATGGGATACACACTATGCTCCTCTACCGAGGAAACTTATAAAATTTATTGATGGAGTATTACAACATGAAGAAACTGTCAGTTTTAATTGCGTTGATGATGGCGGCATCTCCCGTCTTCGCTAACGAAGATAAGATTACACAAGGATACAAGAGTATGGATTCTCTTGGGTGTTTGCTCCTTGGAGAATGTACTGACAATGTAGATCCTATTTGGGGCATTGATTATCTTGTAGAAGAGTATCCACTGTCAGATTATGCACCAATTGCAGAAGAGTTTAGTCGCATGTTGAATGCACTTACTATGATTGATGTGCAAGTATATCTTGCTGATGAAAAGTATTTTCCACCAGGTCACCGTGGCGTCTATCATACAGTAACTAATACTTTCTATTTGAATGACTCATACATGTTTGATCCTGCTACTCTTATGTCTGTGATGAGACATGAAGGATGGCACGCTGCACAAGATTGTATGGCAGGCACCATTGATAATAGTATGATTGCTCTTATCATGCCTGAAGACAATGTTCCAATGCTGTGGCGTGAAATGGTAGAACGTACCTATCCTGAGTCAGCGTGGCCATGGGAGAAAGAAGCAACCTGGGCAGGTAAAACTGAGAACATGACCATGGAAGCACTCGAAGCATGTGAAGGTGGTGCCATGTGGGAGATCTATACACCCACACCAAAGACACGCGAGTGGTTACAAAGAAATGGATACCTTACGGGGGGTTGACAAATGGAGTTGAATGTAGTATTATACCCACATGAGCAATGCAAAGCGTATTAATCCACCTTGTAGCGTTCTGGAATGTAGTCGTAATGAATTGCATTCAACCAGTCAACTGGGAGCAATGTGCTCCCGTTCATAGATGGTTATTGCCAGAGGTTGTAGAAGGATACAAACTCTGGTCTGGTCAAACAAAACCATATGAAAACGAAAAAGTTTTCTTGGAGAGTCAATCCGATAGGTGACGGAACCGCTCTTGAAAAGCGTCGAGGTGTTAAAGCCCTTGAGAGTTCGATTCTCTCACTCTCCGTTGTCAGGTGTTTATCTCCTGACATGTGTATGTATTCTATTTGTATACATATATTACAACTGTCACATTTAAATAAGTATTTTTACGTGTGCCAATTGTATATTTAACAACGAGACAAGTCGATGTCTCTATTCATCTGCGGGTATCCATTCCGCAAGTAACTAAAGGTAATTAAACAAAATGATTAAATCTGTATTCGCAGCACTGTCTGCAACTGCTTTCTCTGCTGGTGCCGCTTTCGCTGGTCCCTACGTTAACGTAGAAGCAAACTCCGGTTGGACTGGTTCTGACTATTCTGGAACCGCTACCGACCTTCACGTTGGTTATGAAGGCGAACTCGGTGAGAGTGCTTCATACTACGTCCAGGGTGGTGCTACTGTTGTATCTCCTGACGGTGCTGAAAGCGAAACCGTTCCTTCTGGTAAGGCAGGTCTCGGTCTTTCATTGACCGATGCTCTGGGTGCATATGGTGAAGTGTCCTTCGTTGGTTCAGGTGATTCTGACATCGACCGTGGTTATGGAACCAAGTTGGGTCTGAAGTACTCCTTCTGATCTTTCATTTGATATAGGGAACTTCGGTTCCCTTTTTTTATGATTGTGAAAAAGATCTTACCCATACTGACTCACCCAATAACTGGATTCAACTTATGTATTGTTGGATTGTTACTTGTGGTTCAGTTCGTACATACTAAAGCACACTTCACTTTAGAATCTGATGTCCATGGTCATGTGCATAGGACATTGAAGAAAAATCCAAACTTAGCACGGTCTAGTTGCTATCAATTAGATTTATAGGCACATGAGGGTTGACGACCCTCCTTTTTTATGCTATGATTCCTACAGTAATTCCTAAGGAGGTTATGGAAGTAATTCTTTATTCAAAGAATGAATGTCAGTGGTGTGATAGAGCGAAGATGCTCTTCGATAACCTAGACGTGCAATACAAAGAGTATAAGTATGAGAGGGACTTTACTAAATCTCAGTTCTATGCTGAGTTTGGTGAAGGTGCTACTTTCCCACAGATCTCTATCAATACTAAACACATTGGTGGGTTTAAAGATACCCTTCATTATTTTCAAGAAAATAAACTAATCTAATGACATTCAAAGAAACTGATGAACTCTATTACTTGGTAGAGAAATCAATTGATGATGCTTTTAATGAAAAGTTTTTATTTGATCTTTATGTCTACGTAAAACTATGTGAGTTTAAACGTGCAGAGATTAGAGATTTTATTGAAAGTTCTACTGCAGCAAACTTATCTAGTATCGTGTTTGATTTAGAACTCTACATTAAAGGTGGAGATGAAATTTCTAAACAAGCATATGGTCATCTAAGTATGCCAAAAGCACGTAGAGTTAAAGATTATTTGTACAAAATTCTTACAGATTCATGGAAGTATGAACAAGAACGAAGACCAGGAAGAAAACCTGGAACTAAAAACAGACGAAAACGAACTGCAGTCGCCCATAAATAAAGGTGACGAGTTTATGCGTCTTAGGAGGAAGCGATCAGGATCATTAGAAAAATCGGTTGAACCTAAGCACGGAGACAGACAGATGACAACCTCAGTTATTCTAGTATTTTCTACACTAATCACACTAGGTGGAACACTACTTGGATTTTTATTTGGATGGTTTGCTCACTCATATTTTGTTAGTTTTGTTGATACTCTTATCGGAGAACAAGCAGAAGAGCAGGTTGCATACACTCCACACCCAGAGATGATGGATGAAGAAGGTAACCCTATTCCTTTTCAAGTTTCTAAACTTATCAGTGTAGAATTTGATCAGAGAGATGCCTTTGATACTGATCCATTTCCTGAGGACTAAATACTAAAACACACGACTTATTTGTATTTCTTATGAAACTTTTGATTTCTGAAGTTATCAAAAAGGCATCTAATGCCAAAACAAAAACCGAGAAGATTAAAATTCTCCAATCCAATAGTACTCAAGCACTTCGATCAGTTCTGAAATGGAATTTTGATTCTGCTATACAATCAGATTTACCTGAAGGAGACGTACCCTTCAATAAAAACGATGCTCCCATCGGTACAGAGCATACTGTATTAGAACGAGAGTATCGTAATCTTTGGAGATTTATTAAAGGTGCCAATGATCTTTCTCGTACTAAGAGAGAGCAACTATTCATTCAACTTTTAGAAGGTCTGCATGAATCTGAGGCAGAGATTGTTTGTCTTGCAAAAGATAAACTCCTTCAAACAAAATTCAGAGTTACTCATGCAGTAGTGAAGGAAGCATTTCCTGAAATTGTATGGAGTGCATGAGTGGTCAACATTGTCAATGAGCAACGAGTGATTTACATGATTAAAAAGTGCATACAGGAGGAACAGAATGACCGAGAAACTTTCCACAGAGTCACCCTATCAAATCCAGGATTCTGTGAAGACCGAATCCGAGAACTCATCGATGAATTTCAACCTAACGGAATCTGATAAAAAACTATTGCGTTCAACCTATGACGTAGTAGTTTTTTCGCACGATTGTGATCCTAAAAAGATCGATAAAAAAGAATGGCCATACAATGCTGTTCTAGTAGTGTATGAAATTGATGGTGAGGTTCATTATGATCATGCAGCAGGACCAAAAGTGTCTAAGATCTTTGACGCTTATTATGATATCCTCAAACCAGTGGGGGGTAAGATCTTGACATTAGAGACAATGTATGGTATGGTTAATCCGAAGCAATGGGGTAACAAACCTAAAAAAGAAAAAAAATGAGAACTGATTGGCGCTACAATGAAGAGCGTATGGAACTACGCCAAACGGTATACACCATTCTTCTTAATAAGTATGGTGGTTTGACAAAGGAAAATGGAGAACCATTGTACAGCATGGAGAGTATTCAAAACTGCTGTCATGATTGGGTCTCTCAAGGACACGTCAGTTCGTCTGGCATTGTAAAGTATTTTTTAGCGTATTATGCAGGTTAAAGTTATTAGTGTTACCCCAGATGCTGAAGCACACATGGGGTATGTGGCAAGGGTGAGCAACCCTAACAATCAAGACAATCCAAAGGTTGCTGGTCTTTTATCCTATTGCATCAAACACAACCATTGGAGCGTCTTTGAGCAGGCATACATGACGCTTGAGATCCAAACCACCAGGGGACTGGCGGCACAGATACTACGTCATAGGTCCTTCACCTATCAAGAATTTTCACAACGGTATGCTGACAGTTCTATGTTGACGGATGTTATTCCTCTACCAGAACTTCGTCGTCAGGATACAAAGAACAGGCAGAACAGTATCGATGATATTGATGCCTTTACTAGGCAAAGATTTGAGATTGCAATGCAAAACTACTTTGCTGAAGGTATGGATCTTTATCGTGAGATGCTTGCCCAAGGTATTGCAAAGGAATGTGCTCGTTTTGTGCTTCCCCTTGCCGTACCAACCAAAATTTACATGACTGGATCAGTTCGGTCATGGATTCATTACATCGATCTGCGTTCCGCTAATGGAACACAGAAAGAACACATGGACATTGCAAATGAATGTAAGTGTTTGTTTGCAGGTCAATTTCCAATAGTCGCTGAAGCATTAGGATGGTTAACCCATGAAACTACTAACACTTGATGATTACCAAAGGGCAGGAGAAACATTCTGGCCAAAGTATTGGTACATTGCCAAAGAACTTGGTGAAGGTGCTAAGACCGAAGACATTCTTAAATGTATGGAGGCAGTCGGTGGTGTTGCATTAAAGGTAGCACTAGAAGAAAAATCAGCAGGTCCTTTTGGATTTAATAAAACCAAGGAGGGGGAAGGCGATGCCGACGTACCAGTTCAGGAATAAAGACACTGGAGAGATCACTGAAGTTCGTATGAGTTTCACTGTTCTCGATAAATACAAAGATGATAACCCACAACTTGAACAGTACCATGATTCATTTCCTGGAGTTGTTGCTGATGCTGGTGTCAAGAACAAAGTTCCTGACGGTTTCAGAGATGTCCTGAAATCTATCAAAAAAGCAAACATTAGATCAAACATCGATACCCATTAAACCGTATGCCAAGAAGAAGGAAGGACACTCAGTTTGACTTTGTTAATAGCACTCCAAAGCAGATGAGACGTAAGAAACCAATTAATGCTGATCACTTAAAAGAGATCACTCCTTTAACTGAAAATCAGACACTTGCATTTGATGCCTATGAGGTCTACGGTAAAAACCTTTTCCTATATGGTTGTGCAGGCACAGGTAAGACATTCATAGCAATGTACCTGGCACTTAAGGAGATCCTTTCAGGAACATCTCCTTATGAAAAACTTTACATGGTTCGTTCTCTTGTACCTACAAGAGAAATTGGATTCCTTCCTGGAGACCATGATGATAAGTCAAATCTTTATCAGATTCCTTATAAGAATATGGTAGAGTATATGTTTAAGATGCCTGATGATCCTGCATATAATATGCTATATGATAATCTGAAGGCACAGGAAACTATTTCTTTCTGGAGCACATCATTCCTTCGTGGCACTACACTCAACAATGCTATTATTATTGTTGATGAATGTCAGAACCTTAACTTCCATGAGTTAGATTCTATCATTACACGTGTTGGTACTGACTGTAAGATCATCTTTGCAGGTGATGTTATGCAAACGGATCTTGTTAAAACGAATGAGAAGAATGGTATCCTTGACTTCATGAAAATTCTTGAGGTTATGGATGAGTTTACTAGTGTTGAATTTGGCACTGAAGACATTGTAAGAAGTGGTCTTATCCGTTCTTACATTATTAGTAAAATGCATTTAGGATTGGGTTAATGTTTAATCATGTTGATATGGGTGTCCTTCTTGAGGACATCAAGGCGACTACTGCATCTAGTGGAAAAAGAGTTTATGCTGTTGGTGAGAAGGAGTATCCATCTATCTCTACCATTTGTTCTTATCGCAAACGTCAATCCATTGCAGAATGGAGGAAAAGGGTAGGTAATGAAGAGGCAACTAAAATATCCACTAGAGCAGCAACTGCTGGAACCTCACTACATAGTATGGTGGAAGATTATCTAAACAATAATCTTGATTTAAAAAGATACAAAGATAAGTATCTTGCATTAATACTTTTTAAACAGGGTAAGTCCATGTTCAATCGTATTAATAATATCCACTTTCAAGAGGCACCTTTATACAGTCACGAGTTTGGGATTGCTGGAAGAGTTGACTGCATTGCTGAGTTTGACGGCAAACTTTCTATCATAGATTTCAAAACTTCCGGTAAAGAGAAGAAAGAATCTTGGATTGAGAGTTACTTTGTTCAAGAGACAGGGTATGCTAAGATGTATGAAGAACGATCTGGAATTAAAGTGGAACAAATTGTTACACTAATTACTTGCCAGACAGGTGACATTCAAGTATTCATAAAGAATCCTGAAGATTACGTGCCTCTGCTAAAAGATTACATTGCAGAGTACAAAGATGCCCACCAAATCTAACAAAAACATTGATCAATTAATTGATGACAACTTTATGGATAAGAACAAGTTTTCAATGACAATTGAGAACATTGTGAAAGACAGTAACAAAAGCCTCAGCTACATTGATGCTATCGTGGATTTCTGTGATGCAAAAGACCTTGAAGTTGAGACAGTTGTTAAGTTAATCGCACCCTCATTGAAAGAAAAGATTAAAGCAGAGGCAACACGCCTCAACTACATTAAGAAAACCACTAGAGGTGTACTTCCTATTTAATTATGTCTGCTTTTGAAGTTTATCGTACTTACGTTGCAATTAAAACACATTTTACAACGGATAGGTACGATTATTTTCGTTATGGTAACAACTTAAATAGAGTTACCCCAGAAACATTTAACAAACGCAACGATATTTATTTCTTTGAGCGCCTAGGTTCTCAATATAAAGAAAAAGATATCGTTGAATTTTTTGTTTCTAATTTTATTGTCAATTCAAATTTCTATATTAAACATATGGATGTTGAGAATTTGAATGAGTGGAGAAGACGCCAACAAAGTATTACATACTTGTTCAAATCTGATCTAGAAAATCTTGTGAATGAATGTGAAACACTTAACAATGCTTTGCAGTGTACGAAAGGAACACATTCAAAAGCACTTAGAATGGTTCTAGGTGGTCATATTATGTTAGAAACATTTGTATTGTTAAATAGATTGACGAGGTTTTCTAATCAATACGATAAAATTATTGGGGATGATGTCATTTGGAAACGAATGTCAAAAATCTTAAAAAAGTATGATCCATTTGTTAACTTCGACACATCAAAAGCAAAGGCATTAGTGGTAGAACATTTATGAATGATTCAAATTTATTCTCATCTGAGATTGTGCGTAGAGAAGCAGAGAGAATGCATGAATTGTATAAAACTTTAGTTTCTCGTATGTACAAATTTGAAGACATGGAAAGAGAAGAAAAGAAACAAATGCTTGACGATATGGATGCTCTTGTTGAGAAACAAAAGATTCTATATACTAGGGTCATGCTCTCAAATGATGATGATAGTCAACAGGTGAAGGAAAACTTTAGAGTTGCTGCGAAGCAAATGGGAATTCCCTCACAAAATGTTGGTCCTGAGATTTTCGATCTTGCCAAAAAGGCAGTCGATTCCTTGAGAGATGCCTTTGAAAGAGAAGAGGGTTGACAAGACCCACTTCATCTGGTATGATAATACAGTCAATACGACACAATCCAAACAATCCAAACAATACGGAGAATATTTAAATGTCTTTTGAATCACTGAAGAGTAGAACTTCATTGCTTGACAAATTGAATGCAGAGTTAAGCAAAGAAGGTAAATCAGGTTATATCGATGATCGTCTTTGGAAACCTCAGATGGGTAAAGATGATGTTGGTAGTGCAGTTATTCGATTCCTTCCTATCTCAGATGAAGATGCAATGCCTTGGGCAAAGGTCTGGAGTCATGCATTTAAAGGTCCTGGCGGATGGTATATTGAGAACTCCCTTACTACTCTTGGACAGACCGATCCTATTGCAGAACTGAATCGTTCTCTTTGGAATAGTGGTCTTGAATCTGATAAAGAAGTTGCACGTAAGCAGAAACGTAAACTGTCTTACTATTCAAACATCTATGTCATTGAGGATTCTGCTAATCCTGCTAACGAAGGTAAAGTATTCCTTTATAAGTATGGTAAGAAAATTCACGATAAGATTCTTGCACTACTGCAACCTGAATTTAAAGGTGTAGAATCAGTTGATCCTTTTGATCTTTGGAATGGTGCTGATTTCCATCTTCGCATTAAGAAGGTTGCAGGTTTCTGGAATTATGATTCTTCTGTGTTTGGTCCACAGGGAAAACTGGGTGATTTTTCTACAGAAAAATTGAGGGAGATCTTCAATCAGATGCATGATTTGAGTGAGTTTACTGACCCTAATGGCAAGCACTTTAAAACGTATGCTGAACTTGGAGCACGTCTTAACGCTGTGCTAAATAGCAACCGACCAATTTCTAAAGAGGTTATTGATGAAGAGGTAGCATACATGCCAAGTGCTGTTCCTGCTGCAATGAAAGAAGAACTGAGTACATTGAACTCTGGATTTAATGATCCTGATATCACGTCAGGTGTCACGTCAAATTCTCCTTTCCTTAGAACTGATGCGTCGGATAAAAAGTCCGACTCATACGATTACTTCGACCAACTTGCTAACGAAGAGATGTAATATAAAGGGGGGTCTAAAAAAAGATCCCCTTTTTTTTGCCAAAACGAAATCGACCTTTTAGTTTCAAAAAAGTCGGGAAAAAAACCCCGGCAAAAAATTGGTCAAAAGGGTCGATGATAAATAATCAAGATGTGATTTAGATTTATGCTGTCTACACAATACCGTCTACGACTGGAGTTTATCTGTAAATGTATTGCTAATGGTGAAGAGGTAAAACTGGATGACATGGTATGGGCACAGAAACTTGCTAAAGCAAATACATCTGCTAATGAGATGTTAAAGATGGCACGTCGTCAAAATTCACAACAGATTGAAGAAGGCAGTACCGACGATTTTCTGAATAGGATGGGTTTAGGTGATCCCGATCCATCCAACCATAGAAAGGGATTCACTGATGCTGACGACATCAAGAATTGGTTTCAGCAAGACAAACCTGATGATTGGAGACAACGTGACTAAAACAGAATGTAAAGAGAAATTGATAAAGTATGTCAATGCACAACTTAACAAGTTGAATGCAGAACAATTGAACAAGTTAGTAAAGAAGCATACCGGTAAACGGAAACCTAGAAAGAAACGCAAATGAAAGATTATGTCTGTATCCAGACATGGGATCCAGAATTTGAGTGTGTACGCTATCATTGGGTACACAAGTCCGAAAAGGATCCCGTGCAATTTGTGAAAAATCTCAACCCCAGTGAGGAACTCTTTGAAACAACTATTTGTCGTGTCAGTCGGTGACAACTCTTGTGTCACTCATGATGGATATATTCAGATTGGCATTTTTAATCATTCTGTAGAGAAACATCTTGAGTTAAATCCACTAATTAATTGGCAGGTGACATATTGGATGCCTGATCCATTTTGCATCAGATATAAGAGGATTAACTTTCAACATACGATGAAGGCAAATGAAGGTTCACCTAAAACTGATAATGCCTTAGATAGTCGTCCTAGAGATTTTCCAGACCAAGCAACAAACCGATTAGAGCGTACATTATGATGAACGTCATTGTCCCAATGAGAATAACTGGTAGTATCCTAGTGATTACTGCCTATTTTGTTGTTCTTCACATTGATACAACTCTTGGAGTTGCATTACATTTTGTTGCAGATATGATTTCAGTCCCATATTTTGTACGGACAAAATCATGGGATGTGGTTATAATGCTTATGTTCCTCCTAGCAATCAGCTTTAGTAAACTTTTAGTATGAACATCTTTGTTACTGACGAATCACCTTATAAATCTGCTGCTGTCCTACCAGACAAGCACATCGTCAAGATGCCTCTGGAGACCTGTCAGATGCTCGCTATAGTCGCCTCAGACAAGTGGGGGCATGGTTATGGCACATTGCCTAAAGCAGACGGCACACCCTATGCTACGGACAAGGGAGCATTCCGTAATCACCCCTGTACCAAGTGGGCAAACGAGACCGTATCTAATGCTCGCTGGTTGCTGCAGCATGGGTTTGCTTTATGTGAGGAGTATGCAGCACGATATGGCAAAGTCCATACTTGTTTCTTGACTCTCCTTGCTGCTGACGAAATTATTCCTAAAGTATCATTGGATGACCATACTCCTTTTGTTCGTGCAATGCCTGACGAGTATAAATTAGACGATAGCATCACTACCATAGAAGCATACAAGATGTACATTGCATCTAAACCATGGGTATCTGACAACTACCTACGACTACCGCATCGCAAACCAGAATGGGTTTAAATGAATTAATTAATATTTCTTTTTAGTGTTTCTGATACAAACTCGGTACTAGGAGTAAATTTCATTTCTTTAGTAAAGATATCAACAAACTCTTCTATTAAATC